ACAGTGATTTTGTTATCCTAACGACTGAAGAATATGCTGCTCTAACTTCAGGTGATTTTGACAAGACAGTGGAAGTAAGAGTCAAGGAAAGACTGAAAAGAATGAGCGAAAAGTTGTTCATTGCCGGACTCAGAGAAGCCCTAAAACAGTAATAGTTGTTAAATATTAGAGATTTATAAATAATAATAGAAATATAAATCTAGTTGGATAGAGGAGATTTTGACTATGGATAAACTACAAGAACTTCTGAAAGCAACAGGAAGTACAGAAGATTCTATAAAGGAGATTGTAAAACTGGTTCAAGAAACTGTAGATTTGAAACTTCTGGAAGGAAAAGAGATCCAAGAAGCAGAATTGAAGGAGCAGTTCGACGCCGATTATGCTACTTTTACTGATGAACTTGTAGAAAAATTATCAATGTTTCTTGATGAAACTTTGAAAGAAGACCTGGTTATATCTGAAGAGGTTATTAAGTGGGCAAAGATTGGAAAGGAATATAACCCGCTTTTGGAAGCTCTCAAGCTTAAGATTCAGCTTGATGAGGGAGCATTGAACGAAGAAGCAACCAAGAAAATTGATGAAGCTATGGCAGCAGCAGCTAGTATGAAAGAAAAGCTGGATACTGCCCTGGCTGATAATCTTAAGTTAGCAGACAAATTACAGAAATTTGAGATTGCCCAGGCTGTAGAGGGTAAATGCGCCGAGGCAGCTCTTAGTGTCGATGAGACAGCAAATGTTAAGAAGCTGATGGAAGGATTCAGCAAAGAAGAGGTAGACGAAAAGTTTGAAACTGTTGTAAAGTTCGTAAAGGGCAAAGCAAGTGATAATGGTAATCCGACAGAGGATAATAACAATGTAGACGGAAAAGGTAACGTAATTGTCGAAGACGACAACCAGAACCAGGATCCAAATCCAGCCTCGAAAGAAATGGATAAGTTCCGAAAGGCGCTGGGATTCGGTAAATAAGAAGTAAAAATCTAATACCTCGGAGGTAATATAAATAATGAATGGAGAAAGAGACGTTAAAGCCATCGTCGAAAAATGGGCTCCTTTACTGAAGCCTGAAGACGATCCTAAGATGAAAAATGAAATTCTTAGGGAACAAACAGCAATACTGCTGGAAAATCAGGAAACCTACCTTAATGAGACAACTTATACCAACGATCCAGGGATCGCCCGGTTTGAGCCTATTCTTATTCCTCTAGCCCGTAGAACTTTTCCTGAAACAATTGCACATGAGCTAGTAGGTGTTCAGCCTATGAGCGGGCCTGTTGGTCTTGCTTTTGCTCTAAGGTTTATAGCACAAGATACTTATAATGGTGTTGCTGCAAGCGCTCATCCTGAACTAGGATACAACAGCATTGATAAAACCTATTCTGGTGTTACTGGCGGAACAGGATTTGCTACAAGTGCTGGGGAACGCCTAGGAACTTCTGGAAACGCAGCGATGAAGGAAGTTGGGTTAAAAATTGTTAAATCTACCGTTGAAGCTGTAACAAGAAAATTGAAAACCCAGTGGTCGCTTGAGACGGAACAAGATCTGAAGAATATGCACGGTGTTAGTATTGATAATGACATTGTTAATCTTCTTTCTTATGAAATTACACAAGAAATCGACAGGGAATTGCTTTGTGCAATGACCGCAGCTGCTAATCAGACAGTTACATTTACTGTAAGTGCTGCTGATGGTAGATGGGAAAATGAAAAATGGAGAACTTTCTATAACATGATCGTTATGAAGGCCAATCGTATTGCAGTCCTAACCCGTAGAGGTGCGGCTAACTTTATTGTTGCTTCTCCTGATGTTTGTGCTCTTCTTGAGACACAAAATAACTTTACCCTTGCACCTCTTGCTGGTAATGTTGATACCCAACCTATCGGTGTTGCTAAAGTTGGATCTTTGGACGGTCGGTTCTCAGTATATCGGGATACGTTTGCATCATCTCAGTACTGCCTACTTGGATATAAGGGTCCAAGTGTATTTGATAGTGGAATAATCTATTGTCCATATATTCCATTGATGATTAGCAGAACAGTTGTTGCTAATTCTTTCCATCCACAAATAGGAATGATGACCCGTTATGGTCTATCCCAGAGCTTGCTAGGCCATACCAACTACTACATCATGATTAGGCCTACACTTGATACTCGGTGGTACTCAACCTCATAGAGTATCCTAAAGAAGTCTTAAAAGAGAGGATCAGACATTTGTCAGGTCCTCTCTTTTTTTGTTTACTGGTCTGCAACCATTGAATAAATAAATATAAATAGATAGAGAGAGAAAGAAAGGAGTATGGTAGATGAATTTAATTTCAGTTAAAAGACAGGAGATTCAATTCGGCCCTAAGGGGAACCCAATCAGAATTAAGAAGGGAGTAGTTATCAAGCCTGTTGAAGAGGGCGTTGCTGTCATGCAACCTTTAGTAGGATCTGCATTTAAACGGACAACTCTGCCTCCTCACTACATTTTTGATGGGGATCTTTTCCGGACAGTAAAAACTGCTATTGAAGAGAAAGCCAAAGAGGAAAAAAAGAAAAAAATTGCAGAAAATCGTCCTGTATATTGTCAGTACGGGTGCGGCAATCAGGCCCGGTATCCGGAAGATGATCCTGTGCGATGTGAAAGGTACGTTCAACAGTGCCCAGTAAAAAGAGAGCAAGCTAGTATAGCCCAGAAAAGGGCCCGGCTGATGAAGAAAGGAGAACATAAAGTAGAAGTAGTTCAACCTAAGAATGGGTTTGCTGAGATCTCCGACAATGCCACCGTGGATTAATAGGAGTTAATATGACTAGAGAACAATTAGGGAATAAAATTAAACGGAAACTTGGCTGGCCAACAGTGAAGGTAGAATTGACTTCTGCTGCTATTGATGATTGTATATCAGATGCTTTATCAGATGCAAGAAAGTATGGGTATGGCACTTTCTTACATAAAAGATTTTATGTTATGAAATTATCAGCAGGAGTACAAACATACGTATTACCTACCTCAGTATCTGCTATGGAAGAATATTATCTAGTAGGAGATAGTCCGTACGATGGAAATCCTCAACTATTATTTTCTGCACAAAATGCTTTTTATTTTGGATGCGGATTTATACCTCAAAATTATATAGATCTAATCGGTTATCATCTTATGCTGCAATATGTGGATACCTTAAAGAATTATACTACTAGACCTTTTCGGTTGCATTTTGATCAAATGGAAAGAAGAATATATTGTCAACCAACCCCTTCTGCAGTTGGAACTCCACCCGAAGGTGACGGGGATTTCGTTGTTCTTACAATATGGGTTATTGGTTCTGAAACTAAAACGTACGACGATGTAAATTTCCAGAAACTTTGTATAGGATATGCAAAGCAATTATTGGGTAAAATCCGAGGAAAATATAACGGATATCAATTACCTGGAGGTACCTCGCTGGATGCTGATAATTTGAGGCAGGAAGGTATTGATGATGTTGAAGCTGCTCTTACTCAAATTAAAGAAGAATCAGAAGGACTTGAACTTTGGGTAGGATAATAGGAGATAATTATGGCCTCTGCTGGAGCCTTACGCTGGCATGATATACTTTCGGGCGCTGCTACAACGGCAGCCGTTGACTCTGGACTTAACCCCGAGATTATCTTACAGGAAGATTATAATCAGGAACTATATGATTTATATGGGGTTGAGGTTAAATACTATCCCATGAATTACAACCCCAATAAAGACGTATTGCACGGAGAAGATACGTTGAAGAGTTGGGCTTCTGCTGCTAACACAATAGATGTACTTTTAGAGATTGAACCCGAAGATGACCAATGGACTCCTTACGGAATAGTTCCTCAAGAATTAATTATCTGTCGAGCGTCTGCAAGAGATTTACGAAGAATGGAATTTGTCTCTGCGGGCCCTATTTCTGTAACGGGGCATAATCCATTGATAGGTGATTTAATACGATTTACTTATAATGGGTTCGTTTATGAGATTATTGATGTTGATAGAGACCGAGAAACTATGGGTACCTTTAACTTTTTAAATTGGAAGATAGCATTAAAACGATTTACATATTCCGAGGAAGATTCAACTAATCTTCCTACTGATACCTTACCTGTTAGTGGATTCGGAAATAATGATGCTCCTGCAATATCCGCAGAAAGCAATACTATTATTGATTATGATAGTGATCCTACATTAGATGATGATATTTACGGACGATATTAGGAGAAACTAGTGAAGACAAGATTCTATTTTCATACAATACGAGACGCAACAGTACAGTTTATGGATACTTTTGATGATATAATCATTAGTCGATATAATTCCGCGGGTTCTGCAGTTGGTAACGTTCCTGTTAGAGTCAAATTTGCACCAAAAGAAAAAATATGGTATTACTTAAGAAAAGAAGAAAATGAGAAACAATCTTTAACTCTCCCCATAATATCAGTTTTTATTATCGGTATGAATTATGTTCCTACTAGGGAAAAGGATCATAAATATGATACTATATTTAATCCAACAATATCAGGAGCAGAAGAGGCCCTAAATATTCTCAAGAATCCTGTACCATATAATATTGATTATACAGTTAGTATATGGACCCGGTATCAAGAAGATGCTAATCAAATTCTTGAACGAATTTTGACTTGGTCTTCTCCTATGATGGAAATAACACTAAAAGAACCTATCACCGAGGCAAAGCTTAATTGTTCTGTATATCATACAGGCGTAACACCTACGATAGAAATGGAGTACAGTGATAATGATGGACCTATCATCAGATGGGAATTATCATATACCCTGCAAACATGGTTATATAAACCATTACCTGCCAGCGCAGTTTCTAAATTGATTAAGTACATAAAAATAAATAATCGTATTATGGAGTCTAGAGAGACATCAGCTACTAATAAGATATATTCAACCTTATCGCTTTCTGGAATCTCTGCTACATCGGCTTCTAGTGGTGCTAGTATAATGTTTAATTATGAAAAAATAGATACCATGGAGTAAGAGGTATATATGTCACGAAGTCCACAAGTTAAAGTTAAAAATACAAATTTTTCTACGATCCTTTCTGTTGCAGGAGGGACTATTGCTGTTGTTGTCATTCCTCAGGCATACAAAGGACCTGTCG